TTAGTAAAAATCTAAACTCTTATCAGTCAACATGTTGGCTAAAAACAGAAAACGCAAAATTAAATGGCGCGACTCCTGCAGAATTGATGATGGAAAATAAACTTGACAAAGTGTCAAAAATATTGCCCGACGAAATTAAAAGAATAAAAAGTAAAAAAAACTAATTTTTTCTTACAGGTTATGGTCTAAGTGCTCCCTGGATAGTCGCAGTGAATTTCATTTGATTCGCAGCTAAAAATGAGCCTACAGAAGTAGGGTTGTCGCTGCTACTTGATATCATAATTTTTACTTTATTGGACACGCTAGTGTCTAAACTTATAGAATATGTTGTGCGAAGATCTATATCTGGACTAGTTATTCCTGATGGCGAAGTTGGACTCTTATAAATATAAGTAAAATTAGCAATATTAAATTCTTGGGAGACTCCACCTATCTGAAAATCATTGATTTGATCTAATCCTCCGCTTTTTGTATATTTATATGAAAATTGAGATCCTACTGTTGGAGCAGCAATAGTCCATTGATTTGGTTGAGTAGCATGCATTGATCCGTGAGAAACAATTTCTGCAGTTACATCCAAAGAAAAAGAAGATCCTGATGAAATCAGATTATTCTCATTAAATTCTATCAATCCAACGTGCGAAAGTGATGAACTGGTACTAGCGAAAACGGTCGCGTTTTTGGAATCAACGTATGGTTGTGTTTCTTGAAGCGCTGTGAATAAATCACCCGCGATCATACGAAATGTTCCTCCTCCAGGTGTTTGTATAATAACAAAGTCACTACTGGGCTGAAAGCTTGATTGTGAGAGTAACGGTAAATCTTCTATTCTTTTGTCGGCCATATCATATGGTACACAATTTTATTTTTTTATAAATTATATTTTTTTGTGTATTATATATTCATGAATGACGCGCTAGGAAAAATAAGTATTTTATTGTTGCTTTTTTACATGGGATGGTTTATACTAGATCAAAATAAATTAATACAAAATCAGCGCGAAACAATTCAATCCATGAAGACTCAACTGTTTCTAGATGAAATAATATTAAAAGAATATCAAAAAAAATTTAAAACACAGAGCAAATACTTATAATACAACATGACAGATCAAAACAATCAAACAAACGAAGATAATACAAACAATTTATCAATCGAACGTAAAAATGCTGCTATTGTATTAGCAAATGAATTTATGGGACAAGCTACTCTTGGAGAAGCTCTTTCTCAAGTATCCTTGAACGCACTCATTCAACTCGCTCAAAACAAAGCTGTTGAGCAAGGACAACAACAAGTTCAAGAAATGACTGATGAACAAGTCGATCAATTGCTTGAAGTTGTGGCCCAAAAACAACAACAAACAGAAGCTGCCGCACAACAAACAGAAGCTGCCGCACAACAAGCAGTAAGTGAAATTTCAAAACAAACAGCAACCTCTTAAAAACTTAAAATAAAATGGCTGATAAAAAAATTACCGATCTAGTAGAGCTTAATGCAAGCGCTGCAAATGATGATTTATTGGCCATTGTTGATGCTAGTGATACTACAGGTTCTAGCGATGGAACATCTAAACAAATTACTGCTGCAAATTTATTGTCTGGTGCGCCCGACAATTCAACCCCTGTTACACTCGCCACTGTCGCAAGCAATTACTTGTCGTTGAGTGGACAACAACTTACGGCAGGTACAGTTCCAGTTTCATTGGGAGGTACAGGAGCAACAACTGCTGCCGCTGCTCGTACAAGTTTAGGTGTTGATGCATCAGGAACCGACAATTCAACCGATGTTACGCTAGCCACTGTCGCAAGCAATTACTTGTCGTTGAGTGGACAACAACTTACGGCAGGTACAGTTCCAGTTTCATTGGGAGGTACAGGAGCAACAACTGCTGCTGCTGCTCGTACAAGTTTAGGACTTGGAACAGCTGCAACTCAAACCGTAGGAACTTCGGCAAATAATGTTGTACAATTAGATGGATCCGCAAAATTACCTGCTGTTGATGGATCTGCATTAACCAACTTGCCAAGTCCTGATGTAAACGGACTCCTCACCACCGCCCTACGAGGCACGGACAACCCGCACATCGGAGCGAATCCTAATCAGAGTTTCAAGGTTGTCGATAATCCGAGCAAGTCAGTCATGATCATAGCAGATGCGGACGGCAACTTGGACTTTTTGGTAAAGAGTGACTCAGCTAGTATCTACCTAAACACTCCGTCTGCTAGAAAGGCGGCTTCGTTTGGATTTAGTGTAGTCGAAGATTCGACCGAGCCTGACATTGAGGTGGTGGGTACTCTAGCTGGTGCATCTGAAAACTACTCTGTTATCTCAGGAGACTCTGACTCTAAAGGAGCAAACGGCTTACCAATTCGCCAAGGCTTTCAAAACCCCGACATAGGGGCAAATCCGGCACCGATCTTAATCAGCGGTGGTACAATCGCTTAACTTACAAACTTAACTTAGAGACACACATATTATGGCAACAGTATACATATCACCAACAGGCGGAACAGTAACGCAAGACGGAACTACTCCTGACACCGCTTACGCTTATTCTTCGTTAGATTCAGCAGAATCAGATGCTCAAAATGGAGGTACTATTTTATTTCTAGATGGCACATATACTTTTACAGGAAACCAAACTTGGGACTGTGGAGGTTTTGCTGACATGACTTATAAAAGTTTAAATGAAAAAGGTGCTTACTTAATTGGATCAGCTATAAGGCAACTCACTATTGGTTCAAGTACAACAACCACAATGAAAATTGAAGGGTTCAAGCAAGCTAATATTTACTGGCGGGGCAACGCCGCAACTACTTACACTATAAATAGAATTAATCATGTTGATACAATATCGGGGTCTAGGGGTAGTTTAGGAATATTTTTTTCTGGAAGCTCTAACACACACTCCATAACTAACTCTGTTTTTGTTATCGATTATAGTACTAGTGATCGTTTTATGCATACATCTAGTGGTACAACTATTAATAATTGTTCCTTTTTGTTAAAATGTAGTTCAGTAACAAGCAATGGTATAACAGGTTTTGACACACCAGGTGCAACTACTAATACGATTTTTATGTCTGATAACGCTGACGCTATAGCCTCTTCTGTTATCGATATTTCTAACTGCACAAATTGTTGTGTGTTTCAGATGGACTCAGGCGATTCTAGTGGTGGTACAAACAATGTATTTGAAGACCCTCAATTCGTAGACGCCGCAAACGGCGACCTTCGCCTCCGCCCATTCTCTCCTTGTATCGGTGCTGGAACCGCAAGCTAAGTAGTCATGTCATTAAATAAACTGCACAAGAAGGACTTTACCATTGCGGTGAAGACGGGTACTGACGCAAATAGATCAAAGTTTTCAAAAGAATGTGTTCAAGGTGAATTGTACTTTGCTACTGATACAAAAAAAATCTATGTGGCAGAAACAACTGCTGGTGAATTTGATGCAACAATATCTGAGTTTACGTCTAGCGCAAGTGGAATAGGAGGTAGTTTCTCAAACCGTTATGCTTTACAATTTAATGGTTCCAATCAATCTCTACACAGCTCAAGCACAACCCAGTCGTATTCAGTTGGTACAATTTCACTTTGGTTCAAGCTAGACTCAGCTATTACCTCAACGTCATCAACGCAGTCATTGATTGGTTTTGGGGGGGACTTCACAGGTTTAGTTTTAGGCGGTGATACAGGCTCAGTTGAACACGAGCTACTTATGTTCCGTACCTCTACAGCTAATTATGCTTATACGGATGCCGCTGGCTCAATAGATACAACTTGGCATCATGTTGCGGTTACTTGGGATGGAGCAGCCTCTGAATACAAGATTTACCTAGACGGAACTCAGGTAATGAACACTAAAACAGGCACTCATTCGCAAGCAACTATAGATGATGTAATCATAGGTATCAGAGATATAAATGGAGGTTACTTTCACGGAATTATTGATGAAGTAGCTATTTTTAGTCAATCAATGACTGCAATAGAGGTCGCTAATCTACAAACCAACGGAAAACCAAATGCATTAAACCTTCTTACACCTCAACCGCTAAGCTGGTGGAGGATGCTTGACAGTGAAGGTGGATCAGGCTCTTCAGTAGCTGATGATGGAACACTTACAAACGATATGGATCTTATAAATTCTCCTACTCCTCACGATTTAAGTATTGGGCCCGACTCTATTTATAAGGCGTGAACAAATTTGTAATTATAGAAACCTCAGAAGTATCTACTGTAGACTTCAACCAAGTTTTAGAAGATTCAGCAGACACGCTTCGATACTCATTCGATGGCACTAAAACATTTGTAAATTATAAAGGCGACCAACCCTCTTTCTTGGAAGGAAAATTAGAACATACTAATGCTGAAATACTTGAGATCCTAAAGGGTGACGAGTGGGCATTTTCTGCAGCGAGTGATTAACACTCAATCAAAACCTCTAACAAAATCAAGCAGTCTAATAATCTCATTTAAATTATTACAATCTATACGATCTGTGATGATGTTGCAACCTTTTTTGGTTCCAATACTATATCCATCCTCTTTCTCATCTTCACGAATGAGATCACTAATAAAATCGTGCGCTCCGTGAGACTTTAACCAATACCAGTAGATCGTACGTGTTCCAGGAGGACAAACAAGCAAAATATCATCAAAGATATAAGTTTTTGCATACAATGTAATATCGCGAAAACAAGAGATTTCACTGGGAGGTTCGGTTAGGCAAGACTCGATAATCAATTTCACAAATATTAAGCTTTAATCTTTTTATTTTTTCTTGCTTATTTTTTCAATTACAAATTTTAATATTTTACTTCTTAGTATGTCTTCTGCTCCAAAATGAAATGTGTGTATGCCGCGAGCCTGACTTTCTTGGTCATTGAATATTGAATACATGTCGGCGAATCCACTTTTGCCGTTGATGTCACTTTGCATTGGGTCGCCACAGATGATCAACTTGCTGCCCTCGCCCAAACGAGTCATCAGAGTTGTCAATTCTTTGAATGTAAAATTTTGACTTTCATCCGCGATCACGATTTCGTCACGCCAACTTGCACCGCGAAGATAGTTGATGGGCATGCCTTTTACTATTTCTTTTTCTTTTACTGTGCTGGCCTGGCCAGGAATCAATAGCTCGTCGAGCTTTTCATTCATTGGCATCATATAAGGATTGATTTTTTCAGCCATTTCTCCAGGTAGCGCGCCAAGGCTCTTCTCGCCACTCTCTGCGATTGTGCGGACATATGTGATGCCACGCTCATTGTTCATATTATAAAGCTGTAGAGCGCCGTATATGGCCACGTACGTCTTGCTTGTGCCCGCGGGGCCACTGATGAATATTATTTTACTATCATTATCAAATATGATTTGTAATAATTGTTTTTGTTTTTC